AGGAGCTGTCTTAATTCCATTTGCTAAATCATTAGGTTTAAACACTGGAACTGTAACACCTTCTCTTTCTATTGAAGCTAAAGAACATAAGTCAGCTTCTCTTTGGTTATGATAGAATGTTCCAAGAGTAACTGCTCTTTCTGATTCTGCATTCCAAATAGATATAATATCTTTTGGTGAAAAGCCATACCACTTAGATCTCTTATTCTTGCATACCTTCTTTGCAATCTTCTCTGCATCAAAAGGTTTTTTAAAATGAGATACTAGTGTAGTAACACTTATCCAATTAATTTCTGACCCATCATTGCTCTTATAGCTATGATCTTTGGCATTAAATACTATACTCATAGTTTCTCTAATTCTTCTTCTTGTTCTTCAGTAATTAAAGCATCCCATTTACCCAATGGACATGAAGCTGCTAATGATCTAGTTTTAAATGTAAGTGAACACCCACATTCATTACAGCAAGGAGCTGTACCTTTTACTGCACACTTCTTACCTTTACTAGGACACTCATCACAGATGTCATATCTAAGTCTAGATATTTCTTCTACTGTCTCATCTCTAATTACAGAGTTCTTGATACCTTCAAGAATCTGTGATCTGTTTTGCCAAATAAGATTAAGTACGTTTTTCATTATTCTTGGTTTTTAAAAATTCTTCTTTCCTATTATTTACTTGTTCCAACTTAGAGCTTAACTTTAGTAATAGCTCTAGTTTGTTTTCCATTGCCTTTTTATTATGGTATGCTTTGAATGTAGAAGTATCATGATTATCAAGTGATTTAGTTATCTTATCAATTGAACCTGTTACTGCTTTTGGTTTTGCTACAAACTGACCAAGACCATCTATGTTTATTCTTGGATATTCTAGATTGGTAAGTAGCTTTCTAACATCTTTATAATAAAACTCTACTAAGTCTTCAACTAAATCTTTTTTAATGTTTAGATCTTCAGATACTACATCATAGATTCTTTTAGCTTTCCTTGGATTCATCCCCTAAAAATTTGTAATCTAAAAGAATAGTTCCTTCTGTCTGAATCTTTAAATCTGGATTTAGTTTAATTAACTTTTTGTTAGATGCATCTTTAATTACCAGATTGTTTTTCTCAGCTTTATTTACACTGTTCCTAACAGTCTGTGGAGATTTAAAGATTGGCTCTTCATCTGAAGATGCATCATAACAAAAGTCTGTTAATTCTATTGGTTCATTGAAACTTAGTAAAGTCAAGCAATTAAGATCTGAGTCACTAAGATTAATTCTCTTAATGTAGCAGTGTGTAAGAATCTGGAATTTAACCACATCCCATTTGGGCATTCTTACTTTTTTCTGTACTTGATTTACTATAGCCATGATTACCCTCTCTTAAGCTTTCTGCCTTCAGATTTAGTTGGTTCAGAAGATTCTTCTTGATCATCACCTTCTTCTTGTGGAGGATTCATCATCATAGCAAACTGATATTGAATACTAGATCTTTTAAATCTTGTTTCATCAATTTCTAAAAGCATTTTTTCATAATCTAGTTGAGCTTTTAAATATGGCATAGAGTTTCTGTAAAACTCAAGCATCTTTTCTTTTTGCTCTTCTAATTGTTCTGGAGTCATCTCCATTTCTGGTTGTTGGTTTGTTGTTTCCATAAGACGTTAATTTATATTAGTTTACACAAATATATATAAAATAAGTTTAAATAAAACAAGTTTAAATAAAAAATCCAGGCATAGTATATACCTGGATCACCTTACTTACAGAAAAGTAATTTATTTTTTTCTTTTTGCTACTGAACCGCCTTTAGACATGCTTGACATCCAAGTTCTACCAGGAGCTGGTCCTGTTCTAGATCTTGTAGTTTTTCCTCTTAGAGTTCTAGTCTTACCACACTTAGGTCTTCCAGGTCCACAACTTTCTTCTGTTGACATACCTAATGCAGCTTTTTTAAGTTTTTTAATAGAACCACCATCTCTTTCTATTCCTAATTTCTCTTTAATTTTATCTTTATTCTTAAGAGCTAATCCACCAAGTACACCAGCTGCAACACCACCAATAATTTTTCCTACAGGAATTTTACTAGCGGCAGCTCTTCTATTATTAACTCTATTAGCTCTTTTATGACCACATCCTGGTTTTCCTGGCCAACAATTTTCATCTGTTGCACCACCAACTTTCTTAATTGGAGTTAATGTAGTTGTGCTTTTAAGATTTCCAGATCTATCAAATCTTTTTTTCTCTTTCTTTAAAACTGTACTACCACCCATCATACCACCTTTTGGTGTATAATAATTTGCATAGTCAGTTGTAACAACTTTCTTAGGTGTTACTCTATCTTTTCTGTAAACAGTTTTAGTTTCTGTTCCTAGTGTAGATTTTTTGTCAGAGCTTTTAATGTCAGTTTTTTTGACTACTCTTTTTCTAGATGGATTAATTGGATCTGCCATGATTACCGATTTTTTATAGTTAAGTTTAATATAGTTAGTAAGTAAAAGTTTCTGGATATATCTATCTCAAATGATAAGAAGTCTAATGAAGAGATTCTTACTCTAATCATTATTTTATCCCATTGTTTTGTGGATGATTTCCAAGAGTTTCTAAATTTCATTTTATAGGTTTTTTAACATGTCTATTACTTTAGGATCTGGATACATATCACTCTTATCTTTTCTAACAGAGTTATGTGTATAGATTCCAGGAACCCCTTTAAATGCTTCTCTATCAATTGCCCAGATTTCTGATCTATAAGTCTTAGGAATATCATATGTTTCACATAAGTATTCTACTAGTTGTCTTAGAGATTCAATCTGTGCATCTGAATATTTGTACCAATATTTAGTACCTTTAAATGGTGTCTCAAGAGTTGTTACATTCTCTGGTTTAACTACACCATTTACATAGTTATAGTATTTGCCATTGCGGAGTTTTAATGGACCCCAATTACAAACTTCTATACCTACAGAAAGTTTATTTAAGTTCTGATACTTTGCACCATTCTTAGTAAAGTCTTCTGAATCTATACCTAAATGCCAAGCCCAATGTTTAGATGAGAAACATTGTACAATGTCCCCATTCTCACCAATAACAAATGCAGTTGCTATTCTTGTATCATTACTATTCCAGTATCTTGATACAGCTACTGCATTGCCTCCACCTGCTGTATGATGTAGGTAGATTTGTGTCTTCTTAGACTCTTCAGCATAGAACTGATCTTTGTCTAATCTTGCCTGAACAATTTTATTAATATCCAGTTTCATTAGTTCTTGATGTCTTTGTAAGTGTCTGATGCTTCTTTTAAACCTTTTCTTAATTTCTTTACAGTATCACAAGTTTTTCTAAGTACATTGTTTCCGGTAATATCAAACCAGTTTTCATTAATAGAAGCTAGTTCTATAATTGAGAATATGCCTAGTAGGATATTAGTTAAAATAGCTGGTACAGAAATTACAAAAGAAAAACCTAAGAAGTCAAGTAAGCTATTTGCAAATGGAGTTAATGCATAATAGTCTAATGGAAACACTACACCTGCAGTGATATAATACCCTAGAGATTTGTACACATATCCCTGTCTAAGAATTCTAGATTGAAATACATCTCTGTATTTTCTATTAGTCTGTTTAGCTATTTTTCTAAGGGAAATTAGTTTAACTACAGTATCTACAAAGATTATAAACATTAAAACAAGAACCATAATTTCAATTGGTGCAAAGAAAGAAGAAACTGCCAAGATTCCTAAAGTTATATTTGTTTTCATATTGTAGGTATTTGAGCTTTAATCAGACGGTATATAATATATAATATAATAATTATTAACCATATACCACCCAACCATGCTAGGAAATTGACCCAACCTGGGATGTATTTTATCTTTTGTGGCTTTTGAGTTTTTGTTACTAATCTAGTTTTATAAATAGTATTGCCTCTTACAGTTCTGTAGATAGTATCTACGCGGGCAATTACTTTGTATTTATTGTCTCTAACTCTTGATTGTAACTTAATAATAGTTCCATCTTTCTCTGCTAGTCTAGAGGCATATACATTACCTAGTGAATCACAGAATAATGTGTCTTCTATATATACAGTTTCTCCCGGGATATTAATAGTTGTATCTCTAATTTGTGTTATTGTAACTATACTATCTTTCTGAGTACATAATGGACAGTATTTTTCAAGTCTTCTTTCTAATGAACAAGAAGTGATAAATACTAGTAGTAAAGAAAGTATAATTAAGTTTTTCATACTATTTAAATATTTGGATAACAAATTTTGGAACATCTGCAATAATACTTACATCTGAATTCTCAATTGTAAAAATAAAGTACATTGTATTAGTTAAATCAATAAATGTAATAGCATCATCTGTTTGATTATAATCAGTTTCAACTTGACCAATAGGATCAGCTCCAATAATATTAGTACCGCTAATTGTAAAAAATCTAGAAAAAGAACCTGAATTAAGTCCGGGAGTTAAAGCACTAGATGTTGCTATTAAGCTACCGCCTACAAATGTTGGTACATTATTATAGTATAATCTATAGATACTTGTTCCAGTTGTAGCTATAATATTATGCTTAGCTAAAGTAGTAAACATATCTCTAGAATTTAGTTGTCCCGGATCTACTCTTATTATTGAACAATCTGTTTCTGCAATTGTACCTGCAACAGGATTACCATCCATTGTTAAAACAATTGGATTTTGCGGGTTAGATATTTGAATTAATGTACTCATTTGAATCAGTAAATTTTATTTAATATAAATATATCTGAGTAAATAGAATTGAGTCCTGATGCACTACTAAATTGTGCTGTAACATCTAATGTGTTTGGTATTGTTGTATCAAAGGTTGTGCTGTTTACTGTATTAAAACCAAATCCTTCTGATGTACTATTAGATTGTTTTAAACTTAAAAAATTAGCAAGTGTAACAATTGATGCTACTCCCGCAGTGCCAATGGCTCTAATAGTAAAGTCCAATGATAAAGACCAAACAGCATTTGTAGTAGCAGGTAAAGTTTGTAATCCGCTATCTGCTAAAATAACCCCATTGGTTTTTATTCTTATTCTTATTGAATCATTATTTTTTGCCGATAATAAACCACCAAAGTCTCCTCTGAAAGTATCTCCAACTGAGAATCCATTTGCAGGAACTGACAAACTACCTACTCCACCATTAATTAAAGTTAACTCAGCTGTTGTACCAGTAATTACTGGACTATTTCCTAATTGAGCAAATAAACCATAGTTAGTAGCTGCAGGTCCACGCAAATAAATTTCAGTGCTCATTACTTATGATATCCAAGTGATTAAAAATGCTGTGCCTGTTGCATCATATGTTATAGAGCCCAAGGTATTATTTAAAGCTCCAGCATCATAATTTATAGTTGTTCCAGCTGGTAGAATTTGACCATCTACAGTACCAGCAGCAGCTCCTACATTAGCAATAGAAAAACTATAAACTCCTAGGGGTGTAGCATTAGGTCCTAAATCATATAAAATTTGAGGTGTTCTTTGTTGACCATTAGTAGTTCCAGTTAATGCATTAAAAACAGCTTGAATACCTTCAAGCACTTTTAATTGGAAAGGGAAATTATTTCCCTTGTTTCCGTAGTCTTTTAAATTTCCTATTGACATTATGCAGGATTAATAATCAAGAAATGAATGTTTAATGGTTGATCCAATGGGCCAGAAGCATCTGGATTTCTAATAATAATCCTTGCAGAATTACCCAGTGCATTAATTTCTGAAGATACTACTGGAGTACCTGATCCAACAGATGGATAATTAATACTTAAAAGCAAAATTGAATTTGCTTCTATATTTGTATTATTTAATACAAATACATCCGGTGTACCTGGTGCAGTAGCTGCATTTACTGTATTAATAACTCCGGCATGTGTATTTAAAGTAACAGCCGTATTAATATTTGTTAATTGAGTTACAGTACCTGTATCGTACAAAGATTGTAAAGGTGCTGCATTTACTGCAAGAGGCAACCAAGCATCATCTCTGCTAGGGTCTTTAGCTCCAACCGCTAATAAGTTAGAAACATCTGTAGGAAGAGTTTCTCTGTAGTTTCCGGCTTTAATCCAAGAAATAAAATTTAAAATATCCATGATCTTTTGTTTTTAAAATAATAATTGTATACACTATATCTATAATATAATGAAAATTATTTAGATAACAAACTAATTAGAAACTAATTCTTTATATATATCCATTGTATCATCTACTAGAATGATACCCTTGTCCGTTTCTACGTGCAGTTGTGTATCACTCACTACTTCAATAGGTCCTGTGATTGTATACTCTATTCCATTGTAATTAAACATATGCAAATACTTTATACATATCTATGTTAGCTACATCGGCAATGTTTTGACATTGCATAGTAAATAAGATATATTGATTAACTGTTCTATTGAATGCAGTGGTTTGTATAGTGGTACCTGGATTATATTCAATTGTATTTCCTCCTGTTGCCCTAAGACTTGTGCCATCATAGCTATAGTTACGCTCGCAGTAAAGTATGAACTGCCCAGCATTGAAACTAAATATACCACTAATTAATGTAGCACCTGTTAAGCTGTTGGTAGTGTTGAAGTAGATACGTCCATACATCTGCCCTACATTGCCTGATTGTCGGTACATCCTAAATACTACCTGCAGGATATTGTTGCTGTTTAATGTATTGGCAGGGATGAGTAATGAATGACATATAGTTATACTTGTGCCTGTAGTAGGAGTGCCTAGTATTCCACTATATCCCATTAGCCTGGGGCCGATGGTTAAATTCCCACTACCTAGCAGTGAATTCCCGTTCACTGTCTTGATGTTGGTGCCTGATACCAATGTAGGTTGATAGGTACTAGCTGCAGTTGCTGCTGTAAGATAAGGTCCTAATGCTGAGGAAGTTATAAATCCTGATGGGTTTGTACTATTATAAGGTGTAAATCCTAAAGCACTAGTAACCATAGATCCTGTTATACCTGAGATAAACCCACTAGGATTTGTAAGAGGATAATAGGTACTTGCGGCAGTAGCTGCAGTTAAATAACCTGACAGAGCTGCAGTTGTAATATATCCTGCTGGATTTAAACTTAGTGGATAATACTGTAAGTCATAAGTGGGTAAACCATTAGCCCATACTACTCCCGGGTTAGGATAACTACCAGATAGATCCCCACCAGCTGGACCAGAAGGAGCACCTCCCCCACCTCCACCACTAGTTTTTGGTTTACCATCTGGACCATTTATTTGTAATCCACCACCAAATACATTTCCATTATTATCAACTACTTGCATAATCTATACCGTATACATAATAAGTAGTACCAGGAATATCTGAGTATACAACTAACTCATCCCCTTCTTTTAGAGCATATATTAAATCATCAGTAACTGTATCTCCAGGATCTAAGTTTAACTCATATAATGTTTCACTAGTAGCAGATATTGCATCATATCTTTCTAGTGTAAGCACATATGCTAAAGGATTATAAAACCTTAAGGTTGTTATCTTAGTTAATACTGGATTAGCTGAACCTATATATAGTATTGTACCAGCTACATTAACTTCCCCTTGTTTAACAAATTCTGCCATACACTAATATACAAAAAAATCCCCAGCTTTGCAACTGGGGACGAGCCTGTTTGTATTAACCTTGGAAAGAGAGATACAGGCTATAGTAGTAGGCCAATTGTTAGTGCAAGGGCTAACATAACTGCAATGCAAATATTTGCAATTTTAAAATCATCTTCATTAATTACATACTGTTGTGATATCTTATCAAATACTGGTTTATATAAGATATGTGCTATTGCCCAAAGCATGGCAATGCATGTAAATAACACAATGATTGCAACTATTCTCATTACTTCATATTTAATAATCTTTCAGACATTAGTAAAGCTCTTGTCAAGTCACCAATTGTCTGATCAAATAATAAACTTTTTACTGGAGATCTATTTTCATTATAGTTGTCCTTAAGATCTTCAGCTACTTTAGAAAATACTTTTCTAAGTTCAATAATTTGTTCTGACTCATTAATCTCTTCTGAGTCTAAACCAACTAAGATATCCCCAAAGGAATAGATCTTAGTTTCTCTAAATGCTAATTCTTCACTCATAATCTATCAATTCTTCTTTGTAAATATACTAAAGCTTTTTGTAAGTCTTCTTTTTTGTTAGAAGTTTTTTTACCAGCTCGTGCTAAATACTTTATAACATTCCCTAGATAAAAGTCTTCATCTAAACCCCAGGCTTCTAATACATTAAATACCTCATAAGTATTTCCTGCTCCACCATAATACTT